TCTCAATATAAGTCTCATCTTCCTAGTCTAGATAAATTAGTTAAAGAAATGATTTGTATACCTGTTGGATGGTGGGTTACACCAGAGGACAGAAATTATATTGTTGATAGTATCAAAGGAGGTTGGTGATGAATCGAAAAGAAAAATATTCATATGATTTAGATAGATATTGTTTTCGTCATGAGATTGAAAAAATTTTTGAAACAAGTAAATTAGAAAAGATACATGATATTGAAAAGTGTGATTTTAATATTCTTAATATAGAAACGGATCAAACAACAAAATTTCATAAAAAATTCTATAAAAAAATAAGAGAAACAAATTTTTTAGAAATATATAAAAAATTTTTAATGGAGGTTATTTTACCTTATTTTAATGAGGATATTTTATATCAAAAAATTCCTACATTTAGAGTTCAGGTTCCTAATAATCTTTCTGTTGCTGAATTTCATAATGATAAATCATATAGTCATAGTCCACATGAAGTAAATATTTTTCTTCCAATAACAGACGCAAAAGAAACTTATACAATATGGGCTGAATCTGTGGAAAATCTTGGTGATTACTCACCAATGAACTCTGAGTATGGAGAGTATTATATTTGGGATGGTGCAAATTTAAAACATGGAAATAAAATAAATCAATCTGATATTTCAAGATTTAGTGTTGATTTTAGAGTTCTTCCATACTCTAAATATGATCAAGAAAATGTGAAAGAAACTATCACTACAAAAACAAAATTAAAGTTAGGAAGTTATTTTGAATTAATGGAGGCAAATTCATGACTGATGTTAAGTATCCAAAAGGTTATCTAGAAAGTTACAGATTGGATGGTTGTGTTAATATTGACACACACACGTCTTTTTGGGATGAAAATTCATATCCAAGATTTCAAGAAAAATTAAAAGAATTTAAATCTTTTCTTGTCGATCTTGTAGAGAAAGGTGAGAGTAAAACTTTTTATAAATTTGGTGATGGGGATTATTATTTTTTACAAAAAAAGGCTGTTGGAAGTGCCACACCTGGTAAAAGGGCTTTAGGAAAATCTTATGATGAAATTGATCATCAACAATTTGTAGATGGTGCTCAGTTATGTGATTACTACACTTGTGAAATATATCCAGAGAACATAACACATTATAAAGAAGTTATTCAAAATGATATAGATTTCCCTGCTGAGTATGGTTATGGTTTAGTGGCTAACAAATGGTTACTTCAAACCTTTGCTGGAAGTATTGGACTCATTGGTGCGGATACTAAGATAAATTTAATACGTGAGTTGATGGGTGCAGAACAATATCAAGAGTATCTTGGTATTGAAAAGTTTGAAGACTACATTACTATTCCTCAGAAGTTTGCTTGTGATGATCTTGATGCAACAGAAAAAATGGTTGGTGAACAACTTAAAAATTCTACTTCTAAACTATTCTTAGTGGGTATAGGACACGTCAAGTCTGGTCTCCTACATAGATTAAAGAAGTATACTGATGCAGTGTTTCTTGATGTAGGATCTTCCATAGATGCTATTGCAGGAATCATTGATGTTAATCGTCCTTACTTTGGTGATTGGACTAACTATCAAATAGATGAAGATCCCATTTATAATGGTGTAGATTATCTTCAGTATAATAGAATTGGTAAAGAAGTTATTTTGGAGAGAGTAGAAGAATGAGACAAAAACATAATATAGAGATCACACCTAAAGTTGGTTGTTCTAATGTATGTGAGTATTGTCCACAGTCAACATTAATAAAAAGGTATCGTGAACGTATCGGTAAAGATAAAGATACCATGATGTCTTTAGATACATTTAAAAAATGTCTAAGCACTATTCCATTACATGTTGGATTAAATTTTACTGGATATGTAGAACCATTTCTTAATCCAAAAACACCTGATATGTTACTACATGCTTATGAAAGAGGTTATAGCATTCTTTTAAATACAACTTTGGTTGGTTTAAAAAAAGATGATTGGATGAGAGTTAAAGATATTAATTATAGAGAATTGCATATACATTTACCTTCTGGTGCGTTCGATGAAATGATTGGAGTTCAAATTCCAGTTGAAGTATATGAACAAGATGGAAGGAGAATAAAGAAACTTAGTGAAGAATATTATGATATGTTAAATTTTATAATACAAAATCCTGGTAATGGATGGGGTCAATATAAACTTGACTTCCATTGTCTAGGAAATCTTCATCCAGAACTTCACGATTTACGAAATCATTTTTATGTTGGTGAACGTCAGGTTAATAGTAGAGCAATGAATATATTAATAGAGAAAAAAGGTAAGGTTCCACCTGAAGAAAATATTAGAGGTAATTGTTCTAGAGTATATCAGAATGTTTTATTACCTGATGGATCCTTATCTCTCTGTTGTCAAGACTATGGTCTTGATGAAGTCTTAGGTAATCTTGTAGAGAATACTTGGGAAGAATATGAAAATTCTGAAACTGTAAAAAGGATTAGAAAAGAGGGTGCAGATCTTTGCGATTACTGTGAAGAGGGACTGCACTATACTGACGACGCTGATTGGCAAGCATGGCGTAGACCTGGACAATTGACTTAGATTATGTCTGCTACTTTGGTTACAGCTCTCTATGATATAAACAGAGAGAATGAAGGTGATGGAAGAAAATTTAGTGAGTATCTTTCTTGGTTTAAAGAGACCTTAAAGATACCCACTTCTATGGTGGTTTATGTTGATCCTTCTTTGGTTGACTTTGTTAATGAAAGAAGGAAAGGATTACCAACTAAAATTATTCCTCAGAAGTTAGATGAGATTCCTTATTATTTTTTAAGGGAAGAGATAGATAAAATTCTTAGTTCATCTGAATATAAGGAGAGAATAAAAGATCCTCAAAGACTTGAGTGTATAAACTGTTTATATAATATAGTAATTTTTTCTAAGTTCCAGTGGGTTAAGAGAGCAATAAAGGATGATTATTTTAATTCAGATGTTTTCTTATGGTTGGATGCAGGTCTGTCAAGACTCTTCTATGAAGTCCCATTAACAAATCCATATCCATCAACTAATGCATTGGGTGCTTTTGAATCTAATAAGGATAAAGCAATCATTCAGACTTCTATGTCTTACTATCCAGATCTGGTATATGCTAATGAATGTAGTCAAGAATATTTTTGGGATAATAGAAGTTGGGTCATGGCTGGATTGTGGGGTGGATATAAGCAACCCATGATAAAATTTTGTGACTTAATTGATGATACATTACAAAACAAAATGATTGGTAATAGTATCATTAATAATGAACAGATTGCAATGGCATATGTTTATAAAAATAATCCTGAGTTGTTTCTGGCATTTGAGAATGTTGCAACTATGCATAGAGATTATGAATTTATTCAGGAGTTATCAAGATGAAAATTGCACTTATTGGACCTGGTATTATGCCCATTCCTCCTACTGGGTGGGGTGGTGTAGAACATCTTATATGGAATTATAATAACCAGTTAAAGAAGATTGGTGATGAGGTCGTAATTATTAATACAAAAGATTTGCATGAGGTTGTACGTGTAGTCAACTCAGGAAACTTTGATGCTGTGCATTTGCATTATGATCATTACTCAAATGTGATGCCTCACTTAAATTGTAAAAAGAAAATGGTTACAAGCCATTATCCATACTTAGAAAATCCAGAACCTCAGTATGTATTTTTATATGATTTACTCAAGAACTCTCAGAGTCATATAGTATCATTATCTGATAGAATAAAAAAAGAATTTGTGAGAAGAGGCATTGATAGTACAAATGTATCAGTACTTCCTTGTGCTATTGATACTGATGCTTACACTATAGATGATGAGGCATTACATCCAGATAGATCTGTTGTGGTTGGTAAATTAGAACCAAGAAAAAGACAAGCATTTTTACAAAAGAAAGGTTTGAATATTGATTTTATTGGTAATAATGCAGATCCGTCTTTTGATACAACAGATCCTTGTTACTTTGGTGAGCAGAGTAAGAAAGATATTATGGAGAACCTGACGGCTTATGCTAACATGATACTATTAAGTTCTGGAGAAGCACATCCATTCGTATGTTTGGAAGGTATGGCTGCTGGACTTGGGTTAGTTCTATCTGAACAAAGCACTGCTAATCTTGATTTATCTCAACCATTTATTACTGTTATTCCTGATAAAAAATTAGAAGATACTGAATATCTTAAAGAAAAAATTCAAGAGAACATAGAAATTTCATTGGGAATGAGACAAGAGATAAGGGAGTATTGTCGTTCTAATTTTGATTGGGTAAATATAATACAACAATATAAAAATATTATCTCTAGTATATAATGTATATTGCTTCTTGTCCTTTAAGGGTTTCATTATTCGGTGGTTCTACAGATAATCCATATTTTGTGGAGAAGTATGGTCGTGGTTCTGTAATTAGTTTTACATCTAACCTTAAAACATATGTTGCAATTAGTCAGGATACAGTAGGGTATAATAATCAAGGTAAATATATAATAAACTATTCACGACGTGAAGAAGTTTCTAGTATTGGTGAAATAGAAAATGAAGTTGTAAGAACAGTATTGGATTATTATAATATACCTCCAGTACAAGTCACACTTACCAGTGATGCATACTCACAAGGAAGTGGACTTGCATCTTCATCATCTTATACAATAAGTTTAATCAAGGCTTGTTGTTTATTCTTGGGCAAATCAATTACAGATAACGATGCATGTAAATTGGCATATCATCTGGAAAGGACTTATAACCCCTATTGTGGGTATCAAGACCCTTATGGGTGCGGTGTTGGCGGGTTTAAAAGGATTAATTTTATGGGGGATAACTCTGTTACATATGAGTTTCTACCTACTG